GAACAGTTCATCGAAGAGTGGCTAGATAGCCCCCAAACATCACTTTATTACAGTTTACAGGTAATGGGAGATGTTCAGGACAAATCAAGCGCATACGCTGCTTTAGATGATACTGACGTTGATGATTACCTAAATGATATACTCTCTAATAAAGTTGATGAACAAGAATTAACCTGCGATTGTCAACAATGAGAAAACATCCTTACACAAAATTATTAGAAAGAAAAAGAACTTGGACACCAGTTAAACCTACAAAAGGAGTATTAAAAGAAGGTGCTGAAGAAACCATCAAACGTGCTCTCGCAATACGCCATATGGAGTTACCAGTGGGAGAATTTATACAAGAAGGACTTGAAAAAGAAGTACCCGACAACGCTCGGACACTTCTTGAGTCTAACGTTAAAGACGAGATCAAGCATGATCTTGCACTTGGCTACATTGTTGACGCCCTGGGGGCTGATTCACAGTCAGAAGCCGAAGCTTTGAGGTTACGTGATGCATGGATCGAACATCCTGACCATACAATTACTAAAGCTCTCGTGGCTGAAAGAGCAATCTTCTTTGTTCTTCTCCCTTTCTTTAGGTTTAATGGCGATGCTGCTTTACGCACAGTTTCGGCAGATATCTCAAGAGACGAACAGATCCACGTCGCAAGTAATAGCCTTGTTTGTCATGAGTTGGGTTTACGCCCTTCTGCTTCTTTGGATAAACTTAGGAAGGCCACTATCAATTGGATAATGCAGCCTTTAGGTATAAATACTACCGATAAATATTTGGACAAAAAATTCTGGCTAGATACATCAGATCGATTAATGTATGAAGGTGTAGCACCTCAACTTTCTGACACCAAAGCAGCTAGAATGCCAGCTTTCTTTGAACATGCAAATACAAACTTACCCCAATACGCTTGAGCCATTGCTCGGACCTAATCCTGAATCACTTCTTCAGGAAATGGAAGAAAAATTCCCACCTATAAATCCACATCCTAAAGAGGAGTTAAGTGCAATTATGTATAAAGCAGGACAACGTTCTGTTGTGGAATGGTATAAGGGAAGGATAAATAATGACTGATGAAGAAAAGGAATGGGCTTTATCACAAGCTACTCCAGAATCAACAACAGCTAATCTAGCTGCATTATTAATGATAGCTGGTGCTGCTAAATTTGCCCCTGCTGCTGCTACTGCTGCTTTAAAACGAAGTGTTCTACCAATGATTAGAAATGAATGGAGACAAAGAACTTTAAATCGTGATACTTATCAAGATAAGATACAATTTGGTATAGAACCTAAAGGTATAGAAGGTTGGTCTCCTTGGAATGCATTCCGATGGGGTGCAGGAGGAGGACCACAAACTGGACCTACTAAAGGAGCAGAATCAGCACTTCAATTAATGATAAACACCATGAATAAAGACAACAAAGTGGAGGTAAAATAATGGCTAATTATAATGATTTAGGTTCTGGGTACCAGAAGATATTACAAGACGGGTTAAACTTTAGAAAAGGTCCGTCTTATGATAAGGAATTGAAACGATTAGAAAAGATGTACCCAGGATTTATACCAGATAAAGCTGAAGTACCTAAAATACCTAAAGATATAAATACTCCTGGAGCTTGGGATACTTATGAAGGTTGGTATGGTGCTACTAGAGAACAACTTAATCCTGGTATGCAGTCGCAAGGTCTTAAAGGTATGTCATCTTTAGCTGATCTAACGGCTCAAGGACATGATTGGAGTGGTGAAAAAGCAGCTTGGCAAGGAAGAAGAGATGCCTGGTTAAAGAATAATCCAATTAATCCTCAAGATACTACGATAGCTAATGATCCATTCAGCAAAGATATTAATTATGATACTTTTAACTGGATGCTAAAGACATATCCTGGATCTGGTGCTGCTCAATGGTATCTTCGTAATCCAACTGCACCGAGTTCAAAGAATCCTTTTCTTAAACCAGGATCTTTCGTACCAGGTCAAGACCTTGTGAAAAGGGACGATAAAAGTAAGACCGAAATCGCACGAATTGAGTCAGGTGATATACCACGTTTAACAAGTAATACTCGGTCTACAGATAGAAATACCTTAACAATAGGAGGTAATTCAAAAGGAGGTTCAGGTAATCTCGGTACTGGTATAGTAGTATAAATTTATTAAATAAAAAATTATGATTCCGAATTTTATTGTCGATGATGTCACCAGTAGAGCAAACGCAGCTTCAGAAAATATACAATGGGGCGACTGGGGCAGATATACACCTGATTACGGACCTAGTACATGGAATACTAACTTAAGAGGTAGTAGTGGACCAGGTGGAATAGAGAGAGGAGGATCTTCTGAAGCTCAAAGAATGTTTGATAGAGGAGAAGATGCTTATCAGAAATGGTTATATGAAGAGTGGGAGATGGCAGGAGCAGGAGTTCTAGGCGGTGATGCAGGTAAAAAAGCTGCTTGGTATCAACGAGAGATGGATAATATTAAAGATTTTAAAATCTCAGAAGATGCTGCTAGACGGCAACATTATATTGACCAACTAAAATCTACTAGCCAATCAAGAGACAATCAATGGAATGCTAGAAATGCAGAGTTAGATCAAAGATGGTCTGATTTTAATGCTAGACAATCAGCATTAGAACAAAGATGGTCAGACTTTGATGCAGAAAGAGCTGCATGGCAAGCTAAACAATTAGAAGATTCTACATCTGCACCTACTACACCTACATCTACTGACGAATCAATTAAAGATAAATGGAAATCTACTTCTGGTCCTAATTACCGTGGTCCTGATCCAAGACAAGATACAGGAGATGATCCTTGGTGGTTTAAGAATAGGAAAGAAGGAGATACTCATGTTAGTAGATGGAGTAAAGGATATAGAAGAGGGCCAACAAACTGGTCAGAAATGAAAATAGGTTCTGACTCATTAAACTTATAAAACAATGACAGCAAGACAACGTTACGAGTATTTATCAAGTGAGCGTTCCCAATTCTTAAGCGAAGCAAAGGAAGCTTCAGACCTAACATTACCATATCTTATTCGTGGCCATGAAGAGCACTCGAAAGGTATGAGACAATTAAAGACTCCATGGCAAAGCGTTGGTGCCAAAGGTGTTGTGGCTTTAGCGAGTAAACTCTCACTCAGCCTAGTACCTCCACAAACCAGCTTCTTTAAGCTACAAGTAGATGAGTCTCAGTTAGGAGAAGAGTTCCCACCAGAAATAAAATCAGAATTAGATCTATCATTTGCAAAGATAGAACGTACAATCCTTGATGCTATTGCAGCATCCGATGATCGTGTAGTAATCCATCAAGCACTACAACATCTAGTAGTAGGAGGAAACGCTCTTATCTTTATGGGTAAGGCAGGTCTGAAATTATTTCCTCTTAATCGCTACGTTATAGAAAGAGACGGAAACGGAGACGTGATTGAAATAGTCACTAAAGAACGTATCAATAAAAAGTTAATAGAAAAATATCTACCGCCAGAAGCGGAGATGAAACTAGTAGTTAATGATGAAGATACTGTTGAAGAGCAAGAATGCGATGTATTCACTCATGTCACACGTGACAATAACAGATTTATCTGGCATCAAGAAGTATTTGATAAAATTATTCCTGACTCAAAGAGTAAAGCACCAGTTAATACAACACCATGGTTACCTTTGAGATTTAATACTGTTGATGGCGAAGCCTACGGGCGTGGTCGCGTTGGACAGTTTATAGGAGATCTGAAATCATTAGAAGCGTTATCTCAGGCACTCGTAGAAGGCTCTGCAGCAGCCGCTAAAGTTGTTTTTACTGTATCACCCTCAAGTACAACTAAACCCGCCACACTGGCACAGGCAGGCAATGGAGCAATCGTTCAAGGAAGGCCAGATGATATCGGTGTTGTCCAAGTAGGCAAGACTGCTGACTTCCAAACAGCCTATCAATTGATGGCTACCCTTGAGAAAAGATTGAATGAAGCTTTCCTTATACTTAGTGTAAGAGATTCAGAACGTACTACCGCACAGGAAGTACAGATGACACAATTGGAACTAGAACAACAACTTGGAGGACTCTTCGGATTACTTACTGTTGAATTTTTAGTACCATATTTAAATAGAAAATTAAACGTCTTTCAAAAAACTGGTGAGATACCACGTATTCCTAAAGGAATGGTTAAACCAATCATTGTTGCTGGTATAAATGCTTTAGGTAGAGGTCAAGATGTACAAGCATTAGGTAACTTCTTACAAACTATTGCAGGAACAATGGGACCTGAAGCCATAGCTCAGTATATTAATCCTGATGAAGTGATTAAAAGACTTGCAGCAGCACAAGGAATAGATGTTCTTAACCTTGTTAAGAGTATGGAAGAAAGACAACAAGAGCAACAAATGGCTCAAGAGCAGCAGATAGCATTGGAACAACAGAAACAATTAGGACAACAAATGAATGCTCCTATTAATGATCCAACTAAAAACCCTGCTTTAGCACAACAATTATCACCACCTGAAGAGGTATTACCACCTGAAATATAATGGCAGAGACAATGACATATGACCCTGGTACTGACACTGTTACTACCGAGGGTAATCTTACACCAGAAGAACAGGATTCACTGAAAGTCGGTGAAGCAATGGAGCAAGAACAGGAACAAGTTTTAGCAGGTAAATATAAAAATGCTCAAGAATTAGAAAAAGCATACATAGAACTTGAAAAGAAATTAGGTGATTCTAATACTCAAACAACAGAAACAGAAGAGCCTAAATCTGAAACTAAAACTGAACCTGAAACTCCTAACAGTACTATCTTAGATACTTTATGGGAACAAGCTCAATCTGGTAAAGAATATAATAAAGAGACTTTACAAGAATTAAGTAAGATGGATCCATCCGATCTTGCTAATATGCATTTACAATACCGTCAAGCTAATCAAGCTCAACCTCAAGCTAAAGATTTAACTAAAGAAGATGTTGACCAATTACATGGTATTGTAGGAGGAGAAGCGAATTATAAAAACATGATGCAATGGGCTAACAAAAATCTTAATGAACAAGAAGTTAAGATGTTTGATGCCGTTATGGAACGTGGAGATCCACTATCTGCTTTCTTTGCTGTACGTTCTCTTGCATATAGATATAATGATGACGCTGGTTATGATGGACGAATGTTAACAGGCTCTGCTCCTAAAGCTCAAGCTGAAGGATTTAAGAGTCAAGCACAAGTAGTAGAAGCTATGAGTGATCCACGTTATGATAATGATCCAGCATACCGCCAAGAAATCATGGAAAAATTAGAACGTTCTAACATTTCATTTTAATTATGGCAAGAGACTTAACCTTTGAAGAAAAAAGAAAAACGAGTCTAAAGGCAGATCAGTTATTAGAAGCTTATGAAATAGGTTTAGCTAGAGATACTGGTAATCCTCTCAATGATATGACTGGTATTAGTGGGGGTAAACCATTAAAACCAGGAACACCACCAAAGACTAAAGATCTTCAACTTCCTTTATTTGATACAAGACCTTATACTAAGTCTATGATGATAACCCCTAATAGTATTATGCTTCCATTTAGTGTTAAGGATGATACTCCGTATAGTGTACCTGGAGGGAAATCAGACGGGCCAATACCTACACCTGAAGAAGCTGAAGATTTACTTGAAAGAGGCTGGTCTAATCAGATGCAAATTAATCCACAGATAGCTGGTGGCCCTTATAGGATGCAAAGTGACGGTGTTACAGAATTCTGGCCTAGTGATCCTGCTGATAGATATGGACCTAGAGGTGCATCTAAATATGATAAAAGGATTAAAGAGATGAATAAAATAATAGCACCTATAGTAAATAAAGCATCCGTACCTGAATCAAATGGTATGTTGATATCTCAAGCACATGTAGAAGCTTTAAAAGAAGCAGCTAAAGGAAAAAAAAGTAGTAAGGAAATCCGTAGTATTTTAAAACCATTTACAAAACTTGATTCATTTGGTCATCCTACTGGATCTTTTAAAAGAGTTTAATTATACGTGGCGACCCGAACTATCGTCCTCGCCCATTAACTTACAATTACTTTAATGAACGATACAGAAGTTATCGCGATTCAACCTCCTATTGAATATACTATGAACGACAACGCTGAATTACAGAATGGCCGTTGGGCTATGATTGGAATTATCTCTGCCCTAGGAGCGTACGCCACGACTGGACAAATTATACCTGGAATATTTTAATGAAAAAAATTACACTAGCTATTGCAGCTTCTTTATTCTCAGTACCAGCAATTGCTGGACCTTATGTTAACGTAGAATCAAACACTTCTTATACTGGTAATGACTATCAGTCAAGAGCTACTGATCTACATGTAGGGTATGAAAACACTGTAGGTATACTAGATTGGTATGCTCAAGGTGGAAAAACAATCAACGCTGCAGACGGTGTTGATTCTGACTCAGCATGGTCAGGAAAATTTGGCGGTTCTGTCGCTGCTACCGATAAACTAGGTGTTTATGGTGAAGTATCATTCAACAATATATTTGATGATGATACAGACAATTCTTATGGCACTAAGATAGGTGCTAAATACTCTTTTTAAATAAATGACTACAGCCACACTAACAAAACCAAATAGCAATTGGCAGCGTTTCTGTGACTGGACTACAAGTACCGATAACCGCCTCTATGTGGGGTGGTTTGGTGT